CTTCTCGAATCGCAGGAACGAGTCCTTGAATATATTCAGCCTCGTCAATTCCAAAGGAATCAGCTAAGGCTTTTATTATCGGTCTGGAAATTTTAGAAGCTTGATCTACCTGTTCAGGTGAAAGGTTAAGTATTTCTCCAGAAGCCCTGAAGTAACTATCCGTATCTGTAACCTTGTAAGTCTTGGTAACACCATCGCCTTCATGGATAACTGTTATCGGAATTTCTTGGCGTTTCCATTCCTGTACTGTTTCAGCCTGACCTTCGACGCGAATTTGTTTTTCGGTCCGTACCCAAATCTTGCTCCCTGCTGGTGGTGGAGTCCCTCCTGCATCACGCGCTGCATAATCAAGGCTTTGCTCAGGCGTAAAGTTCGCAGTAACCTTTCGCTCGTTAGCGTCAAGGGCTACAGATGGAGGTGCTTGCCCTGCGTTATCAATTACATAAGATAACTGTGCTGGCTTCCTAAGATCTTGACTACCAAACTTTTTATGGATTGCCCTGTAAGAACCCCTGATAATCTTGAACGGAAGTGTAATATCTTCGGTCATCCATCTAAGACTTCTGGCAGCACTTACTCCACCGAAACCAAAGCCTACCCACTCACCAGCCGTTGCTCCAGCCTTTTCTAACGTTTCATTCCCAAGAGCTGCTCCGGGCATTGCCCCCATCGCCTGTGCAGTTGCGATCGGAATGAACTCTTCATTCATTGGGTTAGCTATAATCCCGGCAAAAGCTCGCGCCCTTCTTGGACCAGAAGTCTTCTGAAGCTGTCGTTGCTGAAGCCCTGTTACCTGAGTCTTCTGACCAGCTATTTCTATAGGAGACAGGAGTTTAGTTACCTGACCCTCATATCTTCTTATCCGCTCATTGGTAGGCATCAACAAGGGGAAGGGTGCGCTAGAAATTCCATTCGTTGTAAGTACTTGCTGGTAATAAAGCTCTTCAGCCTGTTCAAGCTCAGATGATCCAAGGGGATGCTCGTCTTGCCTACTCATGTATGGAAGAACCTCTTCCACATACAGAGCTTTATCCCTTGCTATAAATTCCCTGCCAGATTCTTTATTGGGATCAAATTCTTCCTTAGCTGACGAGACTCCTATAAAAGCCGGAGTGTCGTCAAGTTCTCTTCTCTGTCTTATCCGATCATCATATTCTGTTTGCTTCTGGTTTCTGAGGTTTTCAACAGATTGCGCTGTCGTATCTACCCTCATCGGCATCATCCCTCGCACCTGAAAACCTGATGTACCTTCTCTCTCTATTTTCTTTCTGTCTGTCTTAAACGCCTCGTATTCAGGCGACTCCTGAAAAGGAGCATAGTTAGGATCAGGTTGGTATACGCGAGGAGTTGGGGGAGCATAGGTTGCTGCCCTGTTATTCCTGCTAGCCATGAAGCTTCTAAATGAGGAAACCATTAGTAGAAAAGGAACCTAGTCCTTGGGCTGTACCGCCCTTGATCGCTGTATTGCCTACCCATTTGGGCGAATCGTTCTGTGAATGGAAGATCCTTCAGGTAGTCAGAAAACGAAAGATCTGGCGCGCCACCACCAAGAACCTGCTCCCCAAGCTTGCCGTAAAAACCTTGCAATGCTTGGTTGTATATATCCGAAGCCTGTCTTTGTCTCGATGGAGTATCGAGAAGACCTTTTTGACCTAGCGTTCCAAAGAAAGCAGCCCTTGGCTCTTCTTCGAGAAAGCCAGCAAACGTAGGATTGATTGCCACTTATTCCTCCTAGAGTCCAAATCGCTGTTGAACAAATCGTGCAAAGTTAGGAGTTTGCGGACTTCCGCCTTGTGGGTGAAGTTGCCTTACGTAATCGGCATACATTTCCGTAGGAGATCTTTGACCTCTCTGAATTGCCCGAAGCGCAAGCGGTGAAAATTGTTGCTGTTGTGCTTGGCGAGCAAGGTTAAACAAGGCATCAACCGCTTCAGGGTCTTCTGTCATATCGGGGTTTATCATTGCCCCAACAGAAGCTTGTACGCGAGGATCTGTAATACTTGACAGATCTCCTACATTTGCCAGTTGAGATAACCCGCTACTTAAAAGCTGACCAAGCGCACCTCTTGGGTCAACACCGCCTTGAGATTGGTCAAAAAGATTTCGAGTAAACTGTGTGAAATCTCCTAAAGGCGGATCATCCCCGCCCTCAGTTCCGGCAAGCCTAGTTCCAAGAGTGTTTAATACGTCATAAGCTGCTGCTGACGGGTGAAATAAACTCTCTAAGTAATTCCGTCCCTGATACCCTCCGGGGGTAGCCCCGCCAAAAGCCCCGCCTAAGCCCTCTAAGAATCCAGCAAGATTAGACTGACCCTCTATTAGCTGCCTTCGCATAGCGTCATCTTCAATACCTCCTCCGTAGTCAAGCTTGCTTGGGTCAAAGTCGTTACGGGGATCGTCATTATTTATTCTATTTTTACGCTCCTGATCCCATATCTTCTGCTGTTGCTCCCAAGCTTGTCGCTCTTCTTCGCGGGCTTGCCTTCGTTCCTCTTCTAACGCCTCTTGTTCCGCTAACCACGCTTCGTGTTCTGCTCTTCTTCTGTTCAGCTCCTCCATGTCTTTTTCAAATTCCATGAGATCGTCAGGGTCTGAGTCGCCAGCCTTAGCTTTAGGCTTATCCTTATCCTTGTCTTCTTCTTCTTCCTTTTTCTTCTTTTGATCCTCTTGAAGCTTGCCCGATTTAGCCATCGGCTGAACGCGTGTTATTTCAAACCCGTCGTATTTATCATTAAAGAATCTTCTGGCTTTTCGCCTAGCCTCTTCTTCGTTCCTCCCCTCGAAGAGTTCGTACCCCTCTTGTCCCTCGTCACTCTTGTAAAAAAATCTGAAGTTTGCCATGGTTATGCGCCGTTAAATGTTCCCGGTCCGCCGGGAGTACCCGGCGGTGCTGGAGCAGGATCACCAGCCCTAGTGAATCCCTGCATTTGTGAAGAAAGAATATCATTAGATATTCCCGGCGGGCTACCCTGCCCACCACCTTGTCCTCCGGCTTCAGGGGGCGGAACTCCGCCTCCCATCATCATTGCCTGTACTTGAGCTTGCATCTGCTGGAACTGCATATCCTGAGATTGTTCCTGCTGATTTTCCTGCTTGAGTGTCTTCCTTAGAAGATCAATATAGATAAGGGCTTTTTCCTGTTCCCCTGTTTGCATCAAGCCTTCTATCAGGGTTATTAACAGGGCTTTCGGCTCTGTCGTGTGAGCCTGTTGTGCGCTAATTGCGTTCTTGAACTGGTCAACATCTGTAATCTGCAGGACGTTTTCCCATATCCATTCGTCAGGTGCAAGTGGGCGCTGTCCCTCTCGCATCATCTGTGCCATTGTTATTAACTGTGGTTCGTCTTGTGGCATCCTGACACCGAACTTAACTTAGATAGCTCCAGCACCCTCAACATCTGCAGGGTTAATTTCTTCATGGAAGTAACTTGATACGTCGTTATGGCGACCCGTTACATCCATCGCCTTGAATCCACCAAGCTGGTACTGCATTGAAATAAGTTCAGTTATCTGCTTGTAGCAGGAAGACATAGCCTGAACCCTTGGTGCTATCTGGTGGGCAGATCCTTCCTGAAGAACCTTCGCTGCAAATCCTGAGATAGCAAACGGTAGTTCGCCATAACTAACGTTAGATAATCCACCACGCTGAAGCTCGCCGGATATTTGACCTACAAATGCAGGAGTGTCAATCGGCATTGTTACTTCGTCGAGAAGCTGGATCTCTGTTCCGGCGGGGAGTGGGACTTCCGATCCGTCCTGCCAAGGGTCAGATTCAAGAGTTGTTGTTCCGTCAGGAGAAATAATCTTGTACGGTCGTCTGACCGCTCGCCTAACAAGTGTTTTGTAGGCACTCATTGCGAAGTTCAGGTCTTCATAGATCTGGCGGTTAGATGAAAAGATAGACTCACCAAAGTCTTTTGCGGTGTCATCACTGGAAGTCTCACCCTGAATCCAAGGAGCTGGACCCACAGCTCCAAGGAAAACAGGGGCAAATGGAGTGTTATTAATATCCCTGATGTTGTGCTTGGTTAGCCTTTTACCCCATTCGTAATGGTCTTTGTCTTTGGTGACTATTATTCCGTGTTCTTCCCGTGAGTAATAGTCCCACACATCTACCCCTGCAAGCTCTCCTTCTTTTTCTACTGCTGGTTCAACGTCTATCCTGAACTGGGACTTAACTGAAAGGGCAGATCTTCGCGTTTTATGCGCCAGCCATACAACCCCATCGTCATCCATTTCGTAGATACAGTGAAGGGGGTCGAAGGGCGTAATGTCTACATAAGTACTTCCGTCCTCTCGCTTGTTTAAAAGCGCCCGACCTGCATACCAACCTCTAAGTACAGCATGGAAAGCAAGTTGTTCGCGAACAGTTGGCTGTCCTATGCGCTGCATCCGTTCATCAGCTAGGTTTAGCGACCCTATTGCAAGCTTTTCCTTCTTGGCTCCGGGGGTTCGGTCAGCAACAGCAGCGCTCATGTTTACCCGGATGGACATACTGGCACTAGTTAGGTAGGAAATAATCTTATCGGCTAAGATTCTGGGGGCATTTGATGTATAGCTCTGGTATCCGGCTCCAGCGTCATAGTCATTTAGCCGATACAAGCCGTAATCACTTTCCATTCTGGCGCGTCTGGTAATAAATCCGGGGGACTCCCAAACATCTTCTAGGATTGTTGCCAGATCGTCTATCTTTGCCACATTACCACCTGTTTACTGCGATTATTTTCCCCTGACCCGTGGTTCTGGCATAGCCAAAATTCACAACAAGTCCGTAGGTTATCGCTTTTACTCCGTGATTGAAAGCGTCCCTTGGAGTTTTTCCCACAACGTTGCCCTCACGGTCAGTCCTCCAAGTATATACATGCATTTGCTCATCAAATGGGTTAGCGCAGCCACCTAGTTCGGACAAAATACCCTTGCATTTAGGGTTAAAGACTAAGTTTGGCTGGTGAGTGACAGGGTTTTCCTTAAGGTAGGTATTAAATCTTTCGATGCCATCCATTATTCCAACACTCTGGGACTGCATATACAGTCCTGCTTGCTGCAACCACGTATCTACTGGTCTGGATTCACCAAAATTATGGGCAGCTATGTCGATAACACCGTGGGAAACATCCTGCCACCAAGGTCTGTTCTGGCATATGTCGATAATTTCCTCAGTAACCTTAAGTCTTTCGTAGATTTCGTCTATTACCCGTACCTGACCATCAATTATCTGTACTGCCTCAACAGCATAGGCGGACTTTGTAACCTGAGAGTACCCCGGATCAATCCATAGATGTATTGGTTCGCCGGGAATATAGGTAACATCGTCAGAAACGTGGTGTGCAATGTCAAACATATCGTGGACAAGACCCTTTGGAGGCGCTGGCTTGCCCGCAATTCGCTCATTGAACCAGTTTTCGGAGTGTAACCTCTCAAGGGATAGGATTTCATCGTCCTGCCTACCATCAGGATAGACAACCCTGTTTGTCCAAGACGGCAGTGAAAAGGAAATAGCGTCGTCATCAGGGTTGTAGAACTTCCACGCCTCCCACTGGGACGGATACCAGCCTAGGGACATTTCGAAAGTACCCTCTAAGAATAGATACCCGCGCTTTTCTGCGATACGCCCACGTAAACGCAGGAAACTGTCATAGTCGATCTGGGATGCTTCGCAAGTGACCACCATTCTAGGGGCTTCCATAGCAAGGCTCCGGTAATCGTTGGCGGATTTTGTCTTTATCTTGAATAATCCGGGGTTATTAGCTGTCCCACAGATGGCTTCCATCTCTCCGGGGTCAATGCGTTTAGTCTGCTTGTACAGGAATCCTAACTTTCCGAGCATATCGGTTAAGTAGTTCCACTCTGCCCGGTTACGCTCATAGTCAGCAGCTACAAGCCACACAATATCTCCATCCTCAAATTCATCAAGGTGGGTAATGATGGAAAGCGCTCCCATAAAACTCTTTCCCGCACGCTCCCCGCCCGCAACAAGCTTGATTCTTGCTGGATGGTCAAGGATCTCGTCCTGTTCGGACCACGTAGTCACGCCGATCGTTTCTAAAAGGGCTTTCCGATCTTCGGGTAATAACAAAACATACCTCCTGAATAACACAGACCCCAATGCAGGAGGCTTCAAGCACCGGGGTCTGCTTGTCAGTAAAGACTCCCGCATTACACCTTGCGGTTGAGACTGATTGTAAACCCTAACGAGGTAGTTTTAAGGAGGAACACCCCGGATGTAACAATCCTGACGTATAGAAAATAACATGTTATTGGGAATAAAGGAGGGAAGGAAGGGGGGATTATAGGGGGGTTAGATAGGAGGATTAAACTAACAACCCTCTTAAGGGGTTGTTAGTTAACCAACAACA